GCTAAACCAAATGGTACACCTTTTCAATTTTCGGACCAAATGAAAATTGAGTAAGGCCATGAGGTAGGATGTCCATAAGATGGTTCTTCTTTACTGTTCTTACAAAGTTTAGAAGATTTGGAGTTACATCTACTGATTGAGAGATTTGAAACAAATTATAAGACGTCGTATTAATTGGACGCAAATCTTGTAATTCTCTCTCATCCAGAGTTGTTTTCTTGAAATAATGTAAGAAGAAGTACTCGGGAAAGTCCCACATATAATCTTCCCAAAAATTCCTAAAATTTTCATTGTTTTCTAAATGAATTTCTAGGATAACTTTTGGATCGATTTGTGTCGACACCCGGGTATTCCTCCTTATATAAGTCCAAAGAACCGGAAGAAACTCAGATAGTTTCTCGGACTCCTCCATGATTTGACTCATTGACTGTCTACCAGTATGAAGATCAGATTTCCCCTTACCTCTTCCAGTAAGAATCCCAAAATTTACAAATGGGACTTGGAAGATATTACGGATAACGTCTCTGCACAAAAGGCAGGTAATTTCTCTCTAAAAGTGAGAATCCATCAAGACTGACAAAAGTGTCATCGACATTATCGAACTCGATTCTAAATAACTCAGAATTAATTTGACAAATGTCCTCTTGAACCAGATTCTTCCCAATAGATGGAAATAAACCCATCTCAGTGCAGGTGTCATTCCAAAAAGGAACATCAGCTCTTCTACACTTGAAAAGAATATCATCCCCGTTAATAAGAACACGTGGAGATCTCTTTCCTCGACGATCAAATGACCAATCATACACGAGTTTATTGGCTAGACAAAGAACTATAAAGCTCAGTACATGTCCCATAAGCTGACCATTGGTCTGCTCAACAATTCCGAGGTTCATGGAACTCATCTCAGAACACAGTCGTGTCCAAGAAGAGTCATCACCTCCTAGAGGATTTCTAGTATAATCAATTCTAGAATGCAAGAAAGGTAAAATGATTTCATCGATACGTCCCTGATCAAATTTTCTCAATAACCATCTAAGTATAAACTCAGATAGATGAGAATTAAGATTATCGGTTGCACCGTCAAAATCACCTGAGACAAAAACGTCCCCTTGCTTCCAGTTATTAGATATAAACCAGACATCTTCTATTTGAATAGGTCTTCCGACCAATTCAAATTCTCTGAACGTTTTTAGACGTTTCCAGAGGAATTGTTGAATCTCAGTCAACATGAGATACTCACCTGTGCTAGGTCTTGTGATGATTCTCCCCTTAAGAGGTTCTAAAATCACACAAGGTTGAACTACACCAGAATCGATGTATTTAAACTTCCTTAAAAAAAGAAGAAGTTCAACAAGTTCCCTATCCAAAGCCCCAAAGGAAAAATATGGAAGTAGGATTCCTCCATTGAAAAGTGAGGTCTTGCTGAATTCAGCGACGCTCTCACCGCCCATAATTTTCCTTTCTTCTCGATATCCGCAGAAATACGGAACACGAATTATACATGAAGTATCAACAACTCTCCCATTCAAAATGAGTGAAGTTAAGAATTCTTCATCCTTGTTACAATCAAAAAAGGATTGTGCCAAACCTACCTGACCACCTTGTTTAACAGAAGATTCACAGGTACTCTTAATACTCAAAGATCCAATCTTTGGTCGAAACTCCTTGTTGGGAACAGTAAGTCGGTTATACTTTGAACTAAGTCTTTTTTTACAAAACTTAGCAAAGTCC